TACTGACGCTGATCAGGCGTTCTTTAAGTTTCAAACAGACGCTACTAATAGTGAAGCTTTTACGGACTTCACTTTATTGCACTTTGTACACAGCATTGGCGGTACTGATTATATCAGTGCGTTGCCTATTACTGTAGCGGCGGATACCCAGTATCATCTGAAGATTGATATTAATAGCAGCAGGCAAGCTGCCATATATGTCAATGGTATTCAGTACAATGTCACGACAACGTCGGGGAGTACAGGTGGAACTGCCGTAACTACCGGAACCGCTAGAACCGCAGCCTTAACCAATGATGTTGATTTTATTCCTTACATTGGTGTGGAAACAGGCGCTGGTTCGGCCAAGGCTCTGAAAGTACATTGGCAGGCTATTAGTCGGCTTATCTACGAATAAGTCCATACCTGATGCGAACAAACGGTAAGGATGAGTCTATAATCCCTGATCTTTCTGGGAAGCGCGTGGCTATTGTCGCAATGGGCAATAGCCACGCCGAATTTACCAAATCCTCTGCGTCTAATGGTGACTCTTCTATTTTTGCAGATGAAGTATGGGCCGTGAATTCTATGGGTGGGGTTATCATGCATGATCGAGTTTTCATGCTTGACCCCCCTACACGGTTTCTAGATACAGAAGATGCAGGGTCTATGACCCATGGGATGCGACAATGGCTTCCAACGCATGCGGGGCCTATATACACCTGTGTTTTAGATGAAAGAGTTCCTGGTGCTGTTTTGTACCCCTTGCAAGAGGTGTGCCGAGAATTAGGAACAACGTATTTGAACAATACTGTTGCTTTTGCGATAGCTTTTGCAGTTTGCGCCAAGGTCGAAAAGATAATGATGTATGGTGCAGATTTTGGATACGTGCATTTAAGGCAGTTTGCCGAGGCTGGCCGTGCGTGTTGTGAGTATTTATTGTCTAAAGCTGAACAGCGTGGTATCAATGTTGAGGTTGCAATGACAACAACGATGTTTGATGCTGATAAACCTGCAACAGAAAGATTTTATGGATACCATAGATTAGAAGATCCGCCTGTTGTAACAGAAGAAGATAATCAAATGATTATTTTACCTTTGTCAAAAGCACAGGAACTCCAACGGGAGAATCGCGATGGCGACATACATTAGTGGAAGTGATGCGAAAGCTGTATTCTTAACAGCCGATACAGTAGCCTTGGATGCGGATGGTATATCTGTAGCAGCAACCCTTGGGGCGGCAGGTAACTTAACTCTTGGAGGTGCCTTAACCTCAGGTGGTTCGGCCACATTTAATGCGGGTAGAATCGTTACTCTTTTATCTGCAGGCGATGATTCTAGCCGAACACTTACGGTAACGGGAACCGATGTGAATGGGGATGCCCAAACTGAAGAGATAACTGGGGCAAACGCTGGTACTGCAACCGGAAGTAAATACTTCAAAACAGTTACCCAGATTGCTATAGATGCAGCAAGTGCGGGTAATATTTCAGCGGGTATTAATAATTCTGCGGCAGATGTTGTGTTTGCAGGTAGATCCCGGTTGAAGGGTATCCGAATTATGGATTCGGCCACGGCTGGAACTTTGGTGTTCCCAACCACATCACCCACGGGAACAACTACCATGCAGCTTTCTACCGTTGCAAGTGCCACTGTATTGGACGATGTTACTATTCCAGCTGAGGGCGTTTTGTTTACGGCGGGTATCTACATTCAATACACGCAAAGTACATTCACCACGGCTACTGTATTCCACGCTTAGATAGGAGATTGTTATGAGCAAGGGTTTGCATAGAAATCAAGAGGCTTACCAGAAAGGCCACGGCGATCTTGGTCGGGGTGTTAGACGTGCCGGTGTAAAGAATGTTAGAGTTGCTGCTGGACCCGCGCAAGGCAACCCCATGCCCACACCTAAGCCACCGGATTCTGGTTGGACTCGAAAAGGAACCCAAAGAAAATACATGAACAAAGGTGGTTCTGTATATGGGAAAAAGAAACGCAAGGGGTATAATGATGGTGGTGTGGTTCATGAACTGACAAATAAACCAGTAGAGGTAGCCTATACCACAGAAGAAAGTTTAAGGCGAGCAGGGATAAAATAAATGAACACATCAAAACCAAGCAGTGCTTATAAAGCAGCGAGGAAAAAACAACCTACTGGTCGTTTGACTGATAGAGATATAGGTGGTAGTATGGTGAGCAGTGCTTATAAAAGGGCGCGGAAAAAACAACCTACGGGTCGTTTAACCACCGGAGATTTAAGACGCGCAGGACTAAAATAAATGGCCATATCGGGGTCTGCCAATTTTGATCTTGATGTTGGAGACATCATAGAGGAAGCGTTTGAGCGCTGCGGCCTAGAAGCGCGCACCGGCTATGATGCCGTTACCGCGCGTAGGTCGCTTAATCTTATGCTGGCAGACTGGGCTAATCGTGGTATTAATTTGTGGACTGTTCGGCAGTTTTCACAAACATTGGCTCAACTTTCAAGTACCTCGGCAATTGAGGTATATCCTATTGGAACTATAACAGCAACTGTAAGTGATGCGAGAGATTATTCTGTAGGTGAAGTAATAACGGGTACTAGTAGTGGTACGACTGCGAACGTTATAACAAAGCCTAGTGACTCTACGCTGACAATAACTGTTCCTAGCGGTGCTTTTACAGCAAGTGAACAAATAACGGGATCAACTAGTGGTGCGGTTTCACAATTATCGGCAGATCCAAGTTTGGAAGACGTGCAAAATACCATCGATATTTTGGATATGGTTGTTCGTCGTTCTGGTTCTGATATTGCTATAAACCGCATGAGTCGTGGTGATTACTTATCTATTCCAGATAAGGATACTCAAGGAAGAGCTTCGCAATTTTTTGTGGATCGATTAATCACACCTACGGTAACAATTTGGCCGGTTCCAGAAAATTCAACAGACACCTTAATTTATTATCGTCTGCTTCGTATAGATGATGCTGATACATCTGTAAATACAATGGAAGTACCTTTTAGATTTTTACCAAGTCTTGTATCTGGGTTAGCTTATTGCATAGCCATGAAACGTGCACCTACTCGTATGGCTGATTTGAAAATGTCTTATGAAGAAGATTTCTTCCGAGCTGCGACAGAAGATCGTGATCGCACAAGTCTTCAACTTGTACCTACTGCAAATTCAATACAGGTTATGTAATGCCTAAATTTGCTTCAAATAAATATGCGTATGGAATTTCTGACCGTTCAGGGCAACAATATCGTTTAAAAGATATGCGGCTTGAATGGACTGGTTTCCTTGTAGGTAAGGATGAATGGGAGAAAAAACAGCCGCAGCTAACACCTGCTCGTGTACATGCTGACCCAGAAGCTCTAAAGAATCCTCGTCCAGATCGTACTGAAACAGCGGTAGAAGTGTTGTTGAATCCAGATTCATTTTTAAGTAGTGATTCAGGAAGCGCAACCATTACTGTTCGTGAAGCAGGTCATGGTAGATCAACAGGAGATACGGTACGATTTCGTGATGTACTAGGATTTGACGGCTTTACTGCTGCCGTATTAACCACGGCTGATGGATATACAATTACCCGTGTAGATGATGATAATTACACTTTTTCAGCATCTAGCGGTACAGCAACAGTAGGATCTAGATTTGGCGGCGGTTTTCCAACAACCGCTGGGCCTGTAACAGTAGAGGCATGACATGGCTTTTACATTCACTACGTTGAAAACAGCGATACAAGATTATACAGAAAACACGGAAACAACTTTTACGAATAATCTGACACGATTCATATTAAATTCTGAAGAGCGGATTTTAAAAGAGTGTCAGTTAGAAGTTTTTCGTAAAAATTCTACAGGCACAACAACAGAAGATATAAAATTTTTAAGTAAGCCCACTGATTTTTTAGCTCCCTTTTCTTTAAGCGTTGTTAATAGTTCTAACAATGAATTCTTATTATATAAGCAAGTGTCTTTTTTACAGGACTACACTCCAAATCCAACCACAGACGGTATTCCTAAATATTATGCTAGTTGGAACGACACCTCGTTTTTACTAGCACCTACCCCAAATGCTGCGCTTACTGCGGAACTTCACTATTTTTTCAGGCCAACTTCTATTTCTGCAACAGCGGATGGAACAAGTTATCTCGGTACTAATGCTGAATTGGCTCTTCTTTACGGAGCTTTAGTTGAAGCCTATACCTTTATGAAAGGTGAACCTAATTTACTGCAACTTTATAATCAAAGGTTTGTAGAGTCTATACAGTGGTTGAAAAATCTTGGTGAAGGTGAACAAACACGAGATCAATACAGGTATGATCGTGTGCGAAGGGAAGTTCAATGAAGGAACTTTCTCTTAAAGGATCTTCTGTTGCAATAGTTGGACTTGGGGAATCGCAAGTTGCATACACTTCGTCTGTTGCCAATGGGGCGGAATATGATGAGGT